GGTGAAGGTGGACACTCATGCACCGGGCGAGGTGACGGTCACGTACACCTTCGACCCGGACGGCTACGCGGCGCAGGTCAAGGACGGCAATGGACGCCGCACCGCGCCTGGTGAAGTGATGGTCACGGTGCTGGCACGGGAGGGCGATGGCACCGCGTCCGATGACCTGCTCGAAGGCGTGCGCCGGCACTTCGCCCGGCCCGACGTCCGACCGGAAACGGATCGGGTCACAGTGCAAGGCGCCCATATCAAAAACTACAAAATCCGCGTCGTCGCCCGAATCAACGCCGGCCCTGATTCGGGGCTGACCAAGGTGGCCGCGCAACAGCAACTGCAAGCGTATGCCCAGAGCTGTCATCGACTGGAAGGGCGGATCGATCCGAGCTGGATCGACTACACGCTGCATAACGCCGGCGCGGTTCAACTGGACATTCTCGAACCGGTCGAGCCGATTGTGACGACGGCGTTTGAAGCGCCTTACTGCACCGGGGTCGAGGTCGAGGTACTCACGCTATGAGTGACCAGACGCCGCGCCCGAGCCTGTTGCCAGCCAACAGCTCACCGTTGGAAAAAGCCCTCGATATTGGCTTCGGTGCATTGCTTGACCGCATCGCGCCGCCGTTCCCCGAGCTGATGAACCCGACCTCGACGCCTCAGGCATTTCTGCCTTATCTCGCAGCGGATCGTGGTGTCAGTGAATGGAGCGCCGAGGCCGCCGAGGCGGAAAAGCGTTTAACCGTTGAACTGGCCTGGCCCACCGCGCGACAGGCCGGGACACGTCAGGCCCTGGAAAACGCCGCGAAAGGATTGCGGTTAATGCCCGAGGTACGTGCCTGGTACGAGCAGACACCGCCGGGCGCGCCTTACAGCTTTTCCGTCCGGGCATTTACCGAGCAACCCTACAGCGAAGAAATCGACGCTCGCCTCGACCGGCGTCTGGCGGACGCCAAAAGCGAGCGCGACGTTCTGTCGGTGTCCGTCGGCTTGAGCGCATTCGGCAGTCACGTCATCGGCGCGGCGACGGTGTGCGGCGAACTGACCACGGTTTATCCGATTGTCATCGAAGGGCTTGAAGCCTCGGGGCAGACCTTCATGGCCGCCGGGCTCTACGCCGTTGAAACATCCACTATTTATCCTCAGGGGTCCTAAATGGCCGACTATTACACCCTGCTTACCAATGCGGGGATCGCCTATGAAACTGCCTGCAAGGCGGCGGGCGTGCCGATCAAACTGTCGCAGATTTCGGTCGGCGACGGCGGCGGCGCGGTTTACAACCCGGCGGCAACCGCCACGGCGCTTAAACGAGAAGTGTGGCGCGGGCCACTGAATGCGCTGTTCCAGGACGAGAAAAATCCGAGCTGGCTGCTCGCCGAAGTGACCATCCCGCCAGAAGAGGGTGGTTGGTATGTGCGTGAGGCCGGGCTCTGGACCGACACTGGCATCCTCTACGCCATCGTCAAATACCCGGAGTCGTTCAAACCGGTGCTGGCGACGTCGGGTTCGGGCAAAGAGTTCTACATCCGTTCGATTTTCGAGACCAGCAACGCGTCGCTCGTCACGTTGCTGATTGACGACACTGTGGTCAAGGCAACGCGGGCGTGGGTGATGGGGTATCTCGCCGATGAGCTGGCGAAGCTTGATGGCAAGCAGTCGGTGCGCGTGGCTACCACGGAAAACATCGTGCTCAGTGGTGCGCAGCAAATTGACGGTGTCTCGGTGCTGTCCGGCCAGCGCGTGCTGGTGACGGCGCAAATGCTGGCGAAGGATAACGGTATTTATGTTGCGGCCAACGGTGCTTGGGTACGGGCGGCAGATGCCAATGCCAGCGCCAAGGTGACGCCGGGCCTGACGGTGATGGTCGAGGAGGGCGCGGCGAATGGTGATTCGCTTTGGCACCTGGTGACGAGCGGGCCGATCACGCTGGCGACTACGGCGCTGAGCTTTGAAATGCTGGCTGGCAGAACGGGGATTCAGGTAGGGACCTACAAGAGTGTGACTGTCGACAAGTATGGTCGCGCCACTGCGGGTACGAATCCGGAAACGCTGGCGGGTTTTGGTATCAAGGACACTTACACCAAGCCTGAAGTCGAGGCGTTGATTGCTCAGGCATCGGCACTGCCGGTCGGGAGTATGGTCGGGTTGCCGGTGAACAAGGTCCCGCCCGGCTTTCTTGAACTTGACGGCAGTGTGCGCAGCATTGCGATCTATCCGGACTTGGCCGCGTTCCTCGGGACGGCGTTCAACCAGGGCAACGAAGGTGGGGGCAATTTCCGTCTTCCCGAATCGCGCGGCGAGTTTTTGCGCGGTTGGGATCATGGGCGCGGGGTGGATGCAGGTCGTGCGGTGGGTACCTATCAGGCTGACGAATTAAAGAGTCACAAGCATAGTCTGGCCGCAAACGTCGTTACGGAAACAGGCATTGGTTATGCGGGGGGGGCAGGCCAGGATGGGAACCTGTACATCACTGAAACACAGCTAACTGGCGGCACGGAAACCCGGCCGCGCAACTTGGCGGTGATGTGGTGCATCAAGGCCTGGAACGCGCCGATCAATCAGGGACAGGTTGACGTCGGTGAACTGGTCAAGGAAGTGCAAAAGCTGAAAGCCGCCGTTCCAGTGGGCGCGCTTGTGCCGTTCCCATTGGGCACCGTTCCTCCCGGCTACCTTGAGGCGGATAACAGTCTTTTTGTGGATTCCGTTTATCCCGAGCTGGCTGCGTATCTGGACAAAAAATATAACGTGGCAGGCGATCCCATAGGATCTACCCGGTTACCAGAGACTCGCGGCGAGTTCTTGCGCGGTTGGGACCATGGGCGAGGGGTGGATCCTGGTCGAGCAGTTGGCAGTTGGCAGAAAGGCAGCATGGTCGCTGTTGATATCAACGTAGTAGCGGCCCAGACGATCGCTACCAACCTCGCTGATGCTGCGGCGTCAAGGGTTCGGGCTGGCTACGATGCTGGTGATGTGGGGCTTTATGCTGGCGTAACTCTTATTGGGGTGAACGCGGTGACGAACACCACGCTCCCGGGTAGCGCAGAAGTCACTTATGGCATAACCCGACCCAATAACCTGGCCATCATGTGGTGCATCAAGGCCTGGAACGCCCCAGTCAATCAGGGAACCATCGACGTGGCGGGCCTGGCGGCACAAGTGGGAGGGCTTGAAGCCAGACCACGAGGCGTAGGTGATGGCCAGACCTGGCAGAACGTCACCGCCAGTCGCGTGAGTGGCACCGTCTACACCAACACCACTGGTCGACCGATTCAGGTTCAAGTGGCAATCCAGTCCGGCTCGGTCACAGCCACCTGTGGTGGTGTAACTCTCACGACCTCGGGCTTTCACGCCGCCTTCGTTGTCCCGGTCGGAACAACCTACTCCGTGACTCTCTCAAGCCCTGTCAATGCTGTCTGGTCGGAGCTGCGCCCATGAAGTATTTCCACAATCCACAGACCGATAACGTCAATGCTTACGAAGATGACGCTCCCGCGCACTTCATCTCTGCCGGGTTGGTGCCTATGTCCGAGGCAGAGGTTCAGGCATATATCCAGAGCGCAACAGCGCCCACGACCACGAAAGCGGACGATGAGCGAAAGTGGCGCGATGCCGAGCTGGTTTCGCTGATGTGGTTGCGCGAGCGTCATCGCGATCAGCGCGAAATCGGAGGGTCTACCACGCTGACCGCAGAGCAGTTCGGTGAGTTGCTCGTGTACATCCAGGCTCTGCGCGACTGGCCTCAATCACCGGATTTCCCCGATACCCAGCATCGTCCGGTCGCTCCGTCCTGGATCGCCGAACACACCCAATAAACGCCCCGCACCGCCGGGGCGTTTTCTTATCCACAACACAAACACACAACACCCGACAGCCCCTTACCCAAGGGGCTTTTTCGTTTATGGAGAAACAGAAATGGCAGAACGCCAAACGTACACCGTGCTCCTTCCATTCCCTACCGGGGGTGGTCACTGGTCGAGCATCGGCCAGGAACTGCAACTGCTCGATGTGGAGGCCAGTGCGCTACGCAGCGCTGGTCGTCTGGAGCTGAAAAAAGCCGAGGCTGCCGATTCGGCCTCTCCATCCACCGCAGCGAAAAAAGCTGCTGCCAAGAAGGCTGAATAACCATGGCTGAGGTTTTGAACTTCGAGCACAACGGCATTACCGTCAATGCCACCGAATCCCCCGAGGCCATGGGTGGCCTGGGTGACAACGTCATCGGTCTGATCGGCACCGCGCCGAAGGCAGACCCGTTGATTCCACGCAATGCGCCATTCCGCATCAACAGCTTCACCACCCAGGCGCTGCTCGACCCGACCGGCACCGAGGCAGGCACGCTGTATCACGCGGTCTTCCAGATCCTGAAAGTGGTCAAGGTGCCGGTCTACGTGGTCATCGTCGAAGAAGGCGCGACCCCGGCGGACACGCTGAACAACGTCATCGGCGGTGTCGATCCGCTGACCGGCCGCAAGCTCGGCCTCGCGGCACTGGGCAGCGTGCCGGAAGACCTGACCATCATCGGCGCGCCGGGCTTCACCAGCACCAAAGCCGTGGCCGGTGAATTCGCCTCGTTCGGCAAACGCATCAAGGCCCGTGTGGTGCTCGACGGCAAGGATGCCGCGGTCGCCGATCAGGTGACTTACAGCCAGGAACTGGGTGGCGCGGAACTGGGTTTCGACCGCTGCCTGCTGGTGCACAACATGCCATCGGTTTACTCCAAGGCAGCGAAGAAAAACGTGTTCCTGTCGCCTTCGAGCCTGGCCATCGCGGCTTTGGCCAAGGTCAAGCAATGGGAGAGCCCGGGCAATCAGGTGACCTTTGCCGAGGATGTTTCGCGCGTCGTGGAATACAACATTCTCGACAAATCCACCGAAGGCGATCTGCTCAACCGCTACGGCATCAGCTACTACGCCCGCACCATTCTCGGCGGCTTCTCGCTGCTGGGTAACCGTTCCATCACCGGCAAGTTCATCAGCTACGTCGGCCTGGAAGATGCGATCAGCCGCAAGCTGGTCAAGGCCGGCCAGAAAGCCATGGCCAAGAACCTCACCAAGTCGTTCATGGATCAGGAGGTCAAGCGCATCAACGATTGGCTGCAAACCCTGGTCGCCGACGAAACCATCCCCGGCGGCAGCGTGTACCTGCACCCGGAATTGAACAGCGTCGAGAAGTACAAGAACGGCACCTGGTACGTGGTCATCGACTACGGCCGCTACGCGCCGAACGAACACATGGTTTATCAACTCAATGCCCGCGATGAAATCATCGAGCAGTTCCTGGAGGACGTTCTCTAATGTTTACCAACCGCGTAAGACAGGCCATCGCGGCCACCCTGCAAGGCCTGCCGTTGTCGGCGACGGTGGAAGAGTTCACCCCGCCGAAGATCGAATTCGATATGGAACCGATGGCGGGCGGGCGCTTCATCGCCGAAGAAATGATCAAGAGCGGCAAAGTGCTGGGCGCGACCCTCATTTTGCAAGGCGTCGGTGCCGAAGTGATGCTCTCCCTCGGCGTGAAGCTGGGCGACGACATTTTGTTGAACGTCCGTGAAGCCGGTCAGGATCAGGATGGCAACACCTGGTTCACCTACCACACCGTCGGCGGCAAGCTCAAATCGCTGACCGAGGCCAAGCTGAAGATGGGCGAAAAACCCCTCACCACGCTTGAGCTGTCGTGCCGCACCTACAACCGCCTGGAAAACGGCATCCCGGTGATCGACATCGACGTGCGCACGCAGAAGTTCGTGCTCAACGGCGTCGACATTCTTGGCGGCGCCCGTCGCGCGGTGCTGATCCCTTAAGTCGCACTGCGAGCACCGAACTAATGTGGGAGCGGGCTTGCTCGCTCCCACAAGGTGCAATGCGCAACGCCTCCCATGATTCATCAAGGAATTCATTTCATGTCCTGGACTCCACCTGTTCACGCCTTGTTGTCGCCGATCACCGCCGACAATCAGTCGGAGATCGAGCAGATTCAACTCAAACCGTTGTACTACGCCGCGCAGAAAGAGGCCCTGGCCCGTGCCGGCGATGATGAGGACGATCAGTTCTTCGAGCTGGCGCTGCTGGCGACCGGTTTGTCGGTCAAGGAACTCGATCAACTCAAACGCCCGGACTACGTGAGCATCGCGCAGTACGTGCATGAGATGTCGACCTTGCCGACGTCGCATTTCCTT